GCTACCTCTGTACCTTCATTTATTTTTGTAGCCATCTATTAACACTTCCATCTGCGTCTTGCAGCTTTGCCTCTTTCACCAGTCCATCCACGTGATCTTGCACAAAATGATTTACGACGACCAGCTGCTTTACTTCCAGGTTTTACCTTTCCTGTAACAGCTGTTTTCAAGTCACTTCCAGGGTTTTTACGACGATAAGCGGCCACACCCTTTTTAGTCATACCTGCACCTTTCGATGTAGGCAAGAAATGGCCTTTCTTATCTCCGTATTTTTTCTCTACAAATGCCTTAAACTTATCCATTACTTAAATAACCCGCTTAATGCTTTCGCTGCCATTTTGCCTACGATCCTATTCTTAACTCGCCGTGCAACTTTGTTTTTCTTTACAGCTTGCACATCACCCAACGCTTTGCCGGTTTTATACGCTGCCCTCCGAATCTTTCCAATCGTAAGCTTCTCGTTCTTCATACGCTTTGCTTTACAGTTTTCACAGCCGCAATCTTCAGGTACACAGTTAGGAACCGAACGGCCACCCTTCATCTTTGTTCCTACCTGTTTATAACCGCTCCAACAAGCTTCTGACATATCTTCTTTTACATCGGACTTTAGATAGTCTCTAGCAGTTTGCATATAGTCTGCTGCTAGTGTGATCTTATTTTGCCACCATTCTGGTAAATTTTGATCATCACTTATCATGCTTTGCAGTTCTTTCGAAGCCATTTCTATCGTACGCAGCTGTTGCTTTGCCATTTCACCTTCGTAATCATACTCACGAGGCGGGGTGTCTTTCGATTCGTTCTGGCCAGGTGTAATACCCTTCATGATCTTGACTGATTCGTCAGATGCATAATCAACTTTACCGGCTTTTTTACGTACGTCTCTAAGCTTCTTCATTGCCCTGAGCCCTTTTTCTATATGTTTTCTTTAAGTCGTGTTTTGTGATTCGATCAACGTTTTTAATCATAGATGGTTGTTTCATAAGTTTACGAAGATGTGCTTTCACAGAACCAGGTGAATTACCTTTCATAAACATATCAGGCAGACCTTCGACTTCTACCTTAAATGTCATCTCTTCATAAAAAGCTTTGAACGATTTCATTTTTGTGCCCTATAGATTCCAGCGTGTCTGTTACTGATCTTACGATCATTGTCTTTATCAACAACTTTAGTACGACCAAGAGATGATGAACCTCTTTCGATATCCATTCCCTTACGAAGACCACGACCATATAGATCAGTAGTAGCTTTCTTTGTGTAAGACTTTTTGGTATCAGGAGAAAGTTCGTTTACTTTGCCTTCTTTTTTGGCATCATTACGAGAAGCCCAAACCGCTTTGCGCTGAGCATGTGATGCGTATCCTTCATCTTTCTTATGCCCTTTACGAATCTTATCGGTAATACGACTTTTCACCATCTTCAAACCTTTTTCCCGCTTACGCATAGTATTCAGATCTTTTGAATGATCACCTTTTCTCAAGATAGTTGCAACTGCAGAGTTAGTAGCTTTATCTTTGCTTGTTTGTGCATCTTTATTATACTTGTTAAGCTTAGCGTATGATGACTCATTTTTCTGTTTGTTAACAAGATTTCTTGCTGCTTGACGAGCAAGATGCTTTGCGCGGTTCTTAATAGGATTACCAAACTTATCCTTTGGATCTTTATTAACAGGCTTGGCGTTGTCGAATGGAGGCTTTTCTTTTTCCTGTGGCTTCATCTTAGACATAGCCTTCATACTAAAGCTTGTGCCGCCGTATCCTTCTTTGATAGCTGCGTGTTTACCAACACTCTTGCCAACACCCTTCACATACTTACCGCCAATCTCTTTGGCTTTAGCACGTGCATCCTTCTCATTATCAAACATATGAGTTTGTTTAGCTTCCTTTGTGGCCCTACGAATACCTTTTAGACGATTTGCAATTTTCCTATTATTTTTACCGTTATATTTTGTATTAGTTGCATCAACCGTACCTTGAGCATATGAACGATTATCAATATCTGAAGCAGCTTTGTTAATATAGCTTTTCTTGGTTGCAGGAGATAGCTCATTCACCTTAGCTTCCATTGACTTGACCTTCTTACGAGTACCGATAGCTTTCGTATCTGGTCTGTCCATCACGCCGTGCATGTCCTTACCTGGATCATCTTTGCCATGATAACCCTGTGCTTTTGCTGGAGGAAGTTTCTTAATCTTGCCGCCTTTTGCTAAGAAAGCCTTCACTGCATCTGAATCTTCTCTCTTCTGTTTAAACACCTTTTTGTTATTGTGGCCAACCATATCTTGTGCGTTAAACTTTGGATTCGAAGCGCCATATGCTTCCATTTGACCCATACGTTGCTGAGCCATTTGGATTTGTTTTTGTGCAATCTGTGCTTTCATAGAATGACGACGCTTATCGCTAGGACTATCAGTTTCTGCTGCAGCCGAGCGTGCAGTTTGTCTTTTCTTTTGTAGTGTAGTTATACGATCTTTTATTGCAGCTTTTGGATCTACTGCTTCTTGTGGTCCGTTTTTAGCTGAGAGATATGCAGCGATAGCTTGATCACGCCTCTCTTTATCTGATTTTCCTTTGAATTGTGGAGCGTCAGACTTTTTGAAGTCCTTAATCCACGATCCAATACCGTCTGATACTTTTAATGGCATTATGCTAGATCCTTATCGTGGTTAAGACCGCCTTTTTTCTTTTTAACAATGAATGCATTTACACGTGCATGTCCCCATTGTTGCGGTGTTGTGCCTGGTCGGTGGCCAGATTTCCAAGCTGCAACACCTCTATTATAAACTTTTTGAAGAGTACCTACAGAAATACCAGACTTTGCAGCCTTAGCAGCTAATCCGCTTTTCTTTTCCATAAGCTCGATGTAATTGCTGAATTTAATCATTTCCGTACATATCCTTAAATTTTTTTGTCCATTTGCTCGGTTTTGTTTTCGCTGATGTATCACCAGGTGCCTTTTTATATGGAGCTGATTTCTTCTCTGCATCTGATTTATTTGCATATGCTCTGAAATGTGCAGCTCTACTTTTCTTTGTACCTTTATCAAGTCCTTTATAATAAGGTTTCGGTTGAGTACCACTTACCTTCGATACATCTTTATCTTGTGCAACCTTTTGATTGCCTTCCTTTTCAAGGAGTTCAATAGAATCTAACCAACACCTCTTTTGTACACCAGCAGATTCTACAATAACATAATTAGTCCCTAAATAACTGACTGTACCAACAACATCATTCTCTTTAAATACGACTTTATCTCCTACACTATAGAGATCTCCAGAAATATATGCTTCACGTGTTTCTGACACTGGATCGAGTTGTACATGGTTCTTAAACTCTTTTACAGCTTGTAGTCCAATACCCTTTCTTACAGCATTATATACAGACCTCGTATCAGCATTTGATAAACGTTTAGGCATAAACTGAGAAAACTTACTAAAGTCTCCCTTTTCTGCATACCCACGTAGTTTAGTACCAGAAACCCCTTCAACACCTTTAGACTCAGGATCTCGTTTACCAGCACTCATCACCGTAATCTTTTCGAAATTATATAATCCGTGCCTACCTTTTTTACCGTTATATTTGTTAAGGGTGATATCGTATTCTCTCACACGATCTTCACCAGCAATAACAACTACACGCCTAAAACCTTCATTATGAAATGCTGCCATAGCATCGAATATGGTCTTTAACTTTTTATCCATCATAATCTGACGAGCATACTGTGGGAATCCTTTACGTGCAAACTTTACCTTCTGCACAAATGATATTGGATTCTTCTTACTGTCTTCGGTCTGTGTCAAATAAATCCTAAATGGGTTATTACCTGCTTTTTGCTTTAAGAAATCTAAAAGCTTTTCATGTCCTGCTGTAGGAGGATTCATCCTTCCCCATACAAAGTATAAAGTCTTTTCCTCTTCAACTAGGAAATTGCTAAAAGAACTAATCATTTTTTGGTTTACGTCTTTCCATTTCTTTCTTACGAACGTCTTTCAATATTCTTTTTGCCATCCTATCGATACGGGTCTTAAATGCTGGCTTATCTAATCGTTTTTCAATCTCTTGTCTACGTTGCAAAGGTAATGTATCCTTTGATGCACCCTTCGATAGCTTTTTGAAGAAGAACATACGAGATGCCTTCTTTGCTCTCGTCTTAAATCTATTCATATCAGGCATGCGCCGCTTAGCCCTCTCTCGTCCTATGCGGATCTTTGGAGCAAGTTTCTTCATCAAGCGTTTGCGTGCCATACGTTGTTGCACATTTAATGCTTCATTTTTTTCGGAATTGGTTTCGTCTTCACCAGGACGGTGATCGACGTTTAACATATCTTTAAAGCCCAATGGTTTGGCCATGTTAGTTCCTTCCTGGTTTATCCCATCCCTTTAATATATCCGGTGAAAAGTTGGCGTATGAGAATTCCATACGATCAACAATTTTCACTGCATCACCACCAAGTGTGTCAATAGCTACGTAACCTTCTTGACCAGTTGTTTTATATCCGTTTTTGGTCTTTAGGAACGTATCGACATTATTTAGTTTATTAAGTATATTTATAAGTTTTAGTTTCGCCAGTACGATAGATTTTTGCAATTCAAACATCATTTCTAAAGATTTTTTATTCTGAGGAGAAAAGAATTGCATTATATCGTCTAATTTTTTCTGCTGAGCAGCCCTCCCAGTTTGCGTAGTCCGCTTATCACGCTCTTTGCGATACTTGTTACGTATATAACGTAGAAGACCCCCAACGTGGCCACGAGTGTTTTTAACCACTTCGCCGCGGCGAACAAATGTATTATTATACGTCTCAATAGTTTGAGCAAGGTCTTTATTATTTTCCAATTGGCGAAGTGTTGTACCGCTGATTTTATTAAAGATTTTGCCTGCATTGCTAAGGTGCGCATTTACTTCCTCCGTATCTGCTTTTGACATTGTTAAGTGTGTCATATCACGTAGCATTGCATCTTGTGACCATACATTTTTTGTTTTTCTCATCTTAGAAACATCGACACCATACGATGCCCGTAAAGTTTCAAACGAAGATCCTTTATAGGTCGTATGCCATACGATCCCTATCTTTGACGATTGAATTTGCTTGGCCATCTCCGTGCCTGCCGGTATTGCATACACAATCGTATTGGGGTGGAACGTAACATAATTTTGGCCTTTAATTCGAGTATTCGTAACATCGCCCGGACCATATAAGAAGTCTCCTTGAATTATACCTTTTATACCAAGTTCAGGTAAATATTGTAAAGCGAGTTTAAGCTTAGCAGCAAGGGCGCCACTAGCATCAGCGTCAACGTCAGCATTACTCTTGTATACTTTGGGAGACTTGTTAAAGATCCCTTTTTTCGCCACGAAGAATCTGCCATCACGAGGATCAGTGCCAGCAAATATAGCAGGAGCACCGTCCCACTTAAGAGATACGTTACCATCATGTTGTCCTCCTAACATGTCACGCAGAGATCTTAAAGCCATAATAGCATCTCTACATCCCTTGACTCCACCATAAATTACTTTATCCTCAATGTGAGTCATGTGTGTATTTTTTTGTTCAGTTATATAAGAACCAAAACTATCCATTATTCAAAAACCTTTACATAAATTGATGAGATATCGAGTTTTGATCCAGCATAATTTACTAAGTCTGTAATTACCAGATCTGCTTTACCGTTTCTTTTATTAGTAATAAGTGAATCTAATATGTATGTAGCACCAATCTTACTATGTACTTCTGATGCCCTCTTAGTTGTTAAACCTTCCATAAATTCATTACGAGTTACTGTCGGATGAATCCTCTTGACCATATTATAGAATACTCTAGCATAGCGTGAACGCTCGCCTTTCTTATTCAAGTCTTCAGCAATTGTTTTTAGTTGTGCATTTGTAGGAACATTCTTACCTAATCTTTTACGTAAAGAAGAATTGATTTGTTCATATCCAGCTCTACCACCTCTAGCAGTTTTTAAAGTGATTTCAAAGTTGATACTAGCAAATTCTGCCGAAGTTCGTATATCTGCCTTACCTTCATCAAATTCAATTACTGCTGATTTACTTCTCCAAAACTCTGATGCTTTCTTTGCAAACGTTGCCATCAATCTACCACCAACAAATTTATGCACATCTGCATTCGGTTCTTCGTTTAGAATCTTAGCTTTGATTTGTTTTTCACTAACAACCTTTTTCAGTGAAATACCAATCAACTTCTTTTGTTTAAACAACTTGACTAGCTCTGCATTCAGTTCCTGCACAGAACCAGTAGGTAGATTATCAATAACGCGTTCATCTTTTACAGCCCATATATCACCAGGATTCCACTTATCATCACTTAGTTTAGCGAAGGCAATGTTTTTAGAATTTCGAATCGCTTCATCTTTCTTCTTATAGATCTTTTTCATCACGTCGTCGCCGCGATGAAATTTCATACTTTTATCAATAAGCTTCTTTTTTATTAAGACTTTAGCTGTCCAATATGCTGACCAATGCCATGATGGATCGAGTTCAATCATATCATTCATTGTTGTACCGGCGATCTTTTTACTAAACAGCTTTTTTAAATCTGATGGTTGAATCTGTTCGAACTTTGCTGCAGGATTATTAACCATAAATTCACAGTATAAACATTGCAAGCTTTCTGCTGAAGCGGTCTGTTTTGTACCACCGCCTGAACCAGAACTTGCTC